GGAAAAATTGAGTTTAAATCAAATGACGCAAGTGGCGATGGTGCTTTAGTTCGTGCATTTATAAATTGTTTTTCTGAAGATGCCACTCCGTCCGCTGCTATTTCTTTTGCCACAAGTCCGGGTGGCGCAGGGAATACGACAAATGAACGTATGCGAATCGACTCAACCGGAAACTTGCTTGTGGGGACTACTGATAACTCACCCGTTGGCAACAACGTGGCAGGCGGCATCGGTTTATTTCCTAACGGCTCAGGTCAGTTTAGTCGTGATGGCGGCACTGCTCTACTGTTAAACCGCAAGACATCGGAGGGCACTATTGTAGACTTCCGTAAAGACGGCTCCACAGTCGGTAATATTGGTACTAAATCTAGTCGCATTTATATTGGTACTTCTGACGCTGGATTAGCTTTTTCTGGCTCTGTTGATGCTGTTTTCCCAGTGGACGCAGACGACGGTGCCCAGCGCGATAATGCTATTGATCTCGGCCTTAGTAGCTCAAGATTTGATGACATCTTCGCTACAAACGGCACTATCCAGACCTCTGACCGCAACGAAAAGCAAGACATTGAAGCACTGTCTGCCGCAGAACAACGTGTTGCTGTAGCGGCTAAAGGACTAATGCGAAAGTACCGCTGGAAGTCAAAAGTTGCAGAGAAAGGCGACGATGCTCGTATCCACGTTGGAATCATTGCACAAGATTTACAAGACGCATTTACGGCTGAAGGTTTAGACGCTACACGTTATGCAATGTTTTGCAGCGACACTTGGACTAACGACGACGGTAGTGAGCAGACACGTTTAGGTGTGCGCTACAGCGAACTTCTCGCTTTTATAATTTCAGCAATTTAGGAGGTAGCTAATGGCAGCAACATTCACATGGGATATTCCACGGGTAGACCGACAAGTCTCCTCCGGGCTTATCACCAACATTCACTGGCGGCTTTCAGCCGTCGAAACAATTAACGGCACCGAATATACGGCTGACTGTTACGGCTCAAAAGGCGTGTCTGGTGATCCAAGTTCATCAGACTTTATTGCCTACGATAGCGTCACCAAAGACAACGCGATTGCATGGGTCAAAGCTGCGTTAGATGCTGACGAAGATGAAGACTCAGCCGCTGACAAAGAAGCTGGGCTTCAAGGTCAAATCAATAAAAAAGCAACCCCCGTAGATGCATCAGGAGTGCCTTGGTAATGGAAACGAAGCATATTCAACTTCACGATTTAGCTAACGTATTAAACCTAATCGACGCAGCCGCAAAAAACGGCATGGTGTCAGGGGAGGCGATGAGCCAGATGGGTGCGATGCGTGACCGCTTCATGGCTGAACTGAAAGAGCAAGCCCCTGCACAAGACAACGTGGCTACAATCGATGAAGAGCCTACGGTATCGGGGACGCTCCAGTGACACCGACTGAGAAGGCAATCGCTCAGATTGAAGCGCATGAGCGGGAATGTGCCGTGCGCTACGAGGCTATTGAAAGACGCCTTGAATCTGGTACGAAACGGTTTGATCGTCTTGAAATGATGATTTGGGGCGTATACGTCACCGTAATTGTCGCGGTAGCTCTGCCTCAGTTATTGGCCTAGTAGGTCACCAGCGATGGTTATAGAGAGCATCGCAGCGGCTTCCGCCACCTTGTCTGCCATCAATGGCTTGATATCACAGGCTAATGAGACGGGGCAGGGTGTTCACAAAGTTATGGGAATGATCTCAGACTTTGGGGAGGGGCTTACTAATTTTGAGGCAGAGCGCAGACAAAGCACCTTTAAACCTCTGACGCAGAACGAGCTTTTGAAGCTCCAAATGTTGAAAAGGCAATACGAGCGGCACTGGCAGTCGGTTCACGACCTCTTACTTGTGGCAGACCCTCAATTATTGGAGGATTTCAAAGCAGCCAAAAAACAGCAAGAGCTAGACCGACAAGCGCACTTGAAGATGATTGCTCGTAAAAAGAAAGAACGAGATCGACTAATAAATCAAATTTTAGTGGGGGGAGTCACTTTGTTAATTGGGGGAGCTATTGCCACCCTTGTTGTAATGTTGATTGTTGGAATCTACGGTTGAGCCTTTTGGAAAAAATACTTTGGGCGCTCTTGATTACGGGGATCGCAGGGCCAACTTTTTTGTTTGCATCGTATACTTGGCTCAATCTACCGTGATCATGGCGTTTTTGCTTATCGTCGTCGTGGATAATGCTCAGTTAAATGAGCAGTTTTTCTTTCGATCAATCGATAGATGTAACTTCTTTGCTCACATGATTGAAAGCGGTAAATACCGAATGGTGCAAAACAACAGAATGTCGTCACAACAAAATATAACAGCGTACTGCATTCCGAAATATGCAGCGCCGAATACAAACTTCTGGGACTGATATGGCAGCAAAGAGACTAGAAGACGGTAGTGAGTACGCCGAATACGATTCGGATGGTGACGGCGTAGTTACCGATGAAGAGTTGCAGACTAGCAAGGAATTGCAGGAGCTACGCTTACGGCATGAACGGGCTGACGCTCAAAGGGCGATGAGTTGGTTTGCCCTCTGGGGAATGTTGCTCTATCCATCTTTAGTGGTGGTCAGCGAGTTCTTTGGGATGAACCAAGCGGCCTCGATTCTGGGTGATATGGCGGCGGTCTACTTTGTGTCCGTGGCCGGAATCTTGGCCGCGTTTTTTGGCGCACAAGCATGGTCAAATAGATCAAACGGTTCGAATAGATAGAGCGTTTAAACACTATGGGATTACAACGATTTAATTTTAAACCCGGTATATTTAAAGAAGGCACTGCGTATAGCAATGAAGGAAGATTTTTTGATGCAGGGTTTATTCGTTTTAGATCAGGATTTCCTGAAAAAATGGGTGGGTGGGTTAAGCGATATGAAAACTCTTTTTTAGGTGTTTGTCGGAAAATAAAGCAGTGGGTTTCGTTGACAGGCACAAAGTTAATTGGACTTGGAACAACTAAAAAAACTTATGTAATTCAGGGAGATTCATTTGTTGATGTTACTCCACTTAGAAGTACAACTAGCGCGGGAGATGTAACATTTGCTGCCTCAGATGGTAGCTCAACAATAACAGTAACAGATACAGATCATGGAGCAGCTTTAGGTGATTTTGTTACTTTTAGTAGCGCAGCTTCATTAGGTGGGTTGATTACTGCTGCTGTACTAAATCAAGAATATGAAATTGCATCTGTTACTTCTTCTAGTGGTTATACCTTTGTAGCGAAAGATACTTCTGGCAGCACCGTTACAGCAAATGCATCTGACTCAGGTAATGGTGGTAGCAGCACGGTGGGCGAATATCAAATTAACATTGGTCTCGATGTGGCAGTTGCTGGCGGTGGCTGGGGTGCTGGCACATGGGGTAATGGCGGGTGGGGCCAATCTACAGGTGATGATGTTACTAATACGTTGAGGCTTTGGACGCTTGATAACTTTGGCGAAGATTTAGTAATGAACAATCGCCTTGGCAGTATTTATTTATGGGATGCAACTAGCCCATCAGCAAGAGCAAAAGAACTTTCGACTATATCTGGTGCTGCTGATCCCCCATCTGAGTGTTTACAAATTGTTGTATCTACGCAAGATAGGCATGTGCTTGCAATAGGTTGCAATCCATTTGGTGCATCAAACATTGATTTAATGCAGATACGTTGGTGTACTCAAGAAAACGTTTTGGATTGGCGACCACGAACCACTAACACCGCTGGAGATTTACGGTTATCTGTTGGGTCTACGATTGTTGGAGCATTGCGTGGTAGGCAAGAAGTAGCTGTATGGACAGATAGTGCATTGTATAGCCTACAGTTTGTAGGAGCGCCTTTTATATTTAAGGCAAATATGATTACTGATGGCGTAAGTCTTATTAGTCCTAATGCGGCAGTCGTTGCCAATAATGTTATTTACTTTATGGATAAGCATAATTTTTATGTTTATACCGGGGTAGCACAAACACTTCCTTGCACTGTAAGAGCGTTTGTATTCGACAATCTCAATAATAAACAAGGTCAACAAGTAACGGCATTTGCTAATACTGCATATAATGAGGTTGGTTGGTTTTATCCATCTACAGATTCTCTTACTACAGATAAGATGGTTGTTTATAACTATGTTGAGCAAGCATGGAGTATTTCAGATTTAGCCAGAGATGCTTGGGATGATGCAGCAGCAGCGTCTGATTTGCCTATTGCAGTGAAGTCTACTGATTCTGTGGGATATATATTTAACCATGAAACAGGGTTTGATGATGATGGAAGTGCTATTACAGCATTTATAGAAACCGCAGACTTTGATATAGCGGATGGAGATTCATTTGCTTTTGTTCGTAGATTGCTGCCAGATGCCGCATTTGTAGGTACTAGCAGCTCACCATCTTTAACGTATTCGTTGAAGTCTCGTAACAATACAGACGGAACTATAGCAACAGAATCAACTGTAGATGTTTCACCGACAACAGACTTTGCTATTTCAAATGTTCGCGCAAGAGCAAGACAAATGCGAATACGAGTTGAAAGCACTGATTTGGAAAATGGTTGGCGATTGGGTGATGTTAGGCTTGATGTACGACAGGATGGACGAAGATGAGCAAAACATCTGCTGGAGCAGAA